TGTAAAGTTTGTAATTGTTTTATGCCCCTCAAAACAAAAATTAGATGGGCAGAGTGTCCTGAGGAGCCCCCTCGTTGGACATAGGAAGAAATATGCCGTATCATTCAAAACCAAAAAAGAAAAAAGGTAAAAAGAAGAAAAAGTAATGCCTGTACGTAAAGTAAAAGGCGGCTATAAGTGGGGCAAGTCAGGTAAAGTTTATAAGACTAAAAAACAAGCTGAAGCCCAAGGCAGAGCAATATACGCTTCTGGATATAAAAAGAATGGCAAGAAAAAGAAAAAGCGTTAAAAAGAAACCAGTGCCAACAAATCCTAAGCTGTATGCAAGAATTAAAGCGCAGGCAAAAAGAAAATTTAAAGTTTATCCAAGCGCATATGCAAATGGATGGTTAGTAAAAACTTACAAAGCAAAAGGCGGTAAATATCGCATGGGAAAAAGAAAATGAAAGGACTATACACAGGAGACGGAAAATTTATCGTTAAAAGTGGACATACAGATGCTGCTTCTGCAATAACAAGCTGCAAAATCATTATGAGCCATTGCCAAATGATCTTAGATGGATTAGAAGGTAACGAAGGAATGGACAAGCTTCCTACATGGTGGACAAATAAATTAGCTATTTCTGAATACGAAGTTGTATCAGCTGCTAATTATTTATCATCTGGAGATATTGAACACGAACATGGCGAAACCTAAAGGTGGTTTAACAAAGTGGTTCAAAGAAAAATGGGTAGATATAGGTCGTCCTAAAAAGAAAGGAAAATATCAACCTTGTGGTAGAGGAAAAGCAAAAACTTCAAGACGAGGATACCCAAAATGTGTACCTTTAGCTCGTGCTAGAACTATGAGCAAAGCTCAAAGAAAATCTGCTGTTCGAAGAAAAAGAGCAGTAAGTCAAGGAGTAGGCGGAAGACCAACAAATGTTCGAACAATCGCAAAAAGAGGAAGGAAAAGAACAAAGAGATAAAGAAAGTCAGTTTGCTGACTGGGCTTTACAACGAATTTCTCAAGGCGAGTTTCGACAAAATTATTATAAACTATTAAAACAATACGAGGAAGAAAATGGTAGAATGGTTAAAAATTAAATGGCTACAATTATGTGCCATAGTTTCAGGGGAAGATAAAAACTGGGACGGTCAAGTGGATATTAAAGATAAATTAATAGAAGCGGAACAAAAAGCTAAAAGCTAAAATATCTTAGCTAAGTCGTATAAGGACTAGCATGATTGATAAACAAAATCTAATTAAAGAAATTCTAAGTGTAGTAGGAATGTCAAAACAACTGCTAATTGCACTAGAATATAAATTACAACTTAATCAACAAATTAGAGAAAAGTTGAACAACGGGCAGAAATGCCAAGAGCTTATTGAAAGCATAGGACAATAAAATGGCAAGACAAGGTGGATTTTTAGTTGGACCAAGTATACACGGAACATCTAAACTACAAAAACATAAATTAAAAAGAGGTCTTACTAGAGATCTTAATGCTGCAGCAGGAACTTACGTGAATACTAAGTCTCCAATGACTACCGCAGGTGGTTTCTATGGTGCAGCTCCAAAGGGCGTAGGTCCAAGATTCGGCAAAACAGTAAATCCAAAACAAGCACGTTTTGGTAAAAAAGGTGCAGGTCGAATTTTACCACGTAGAGGAAGATAAATATTATTCATAAAGACTTTCATGACTTAATGAAAGCAGGACGACTCAATAGAGTCGTGGACATGTTTTACAATGGCACTAACAAAAAGCGAAAAAGCAAGACTAAAAAGGGCAGGTCTAACGAGGTTAAATAAACCAAAAAGAACTCCCAAGCACCGAACTAAAAAAGCAGTCGTTGCAACTCGCGTTGGTGGTAAAGTAAAAATTATTCGTTTTGGAGCGCAAGGTATGGGACATAATTATAGTCCCGAAGCCAGAAAGAGTTTCAAAGCGAGACACAGAAGAAATATTGCGAAAGGCAAATCTTCTGCAGCCTACTGGGCTGATAAAGTATTTTGGGCAGGAAAAGGTGGTTCTAAAAAGATGCCACCTAAATCCCAAAAATATGTTAGAGGAATTAAACGAAGGAAACAATGACAGTACCAAAAATGATAGATAAACGAGAAGCTTGGCTAGACGGTTTATCTATGTATGCTATAGAGCAGTTGAGAAATGCAGAACGCAGAGAAGAACGAGGTTTAACACGAACTCAACGAGAGCGTGACTACATGGATCTTTGCGGTGGTTACTTATATCTATTACAACTAGCCAAAGAATACGGAATGTTTGAATCCGACGACCCTTTTAATTTATTTAACAAAGAGACTCTACATTGATCGAAGTAAGCCGCTCAGATATTGTCCCTGACTACTTAATGGATTTGGATCCAGAAAGTCGTTTCATAAAACTCCCTATCGAAGGGTATCTTGATCTGTTAGGGATCGAGCCCAACAGTTCACAAACGGCAATTATAAATGCCATCAATAATCCTAAATATCGTTTTGTCTGCGCGGCTGTTTCACGCCGTCAAGGAAAAACATATATATCAAACATTATAGGACAACTGGTATGTCTAGTACCAGCATCAAATGTTCTACTAATGTCTCCCAACTATTCACT